ACTGATGCTGATGAGGCAATCATTAGTATTAAACCTAACAAACTAACTAGATCAGGACAGCAGAACAAATTATATTGGAGCATCATAGAGCAGGTCAGAGTTGAGACTAAGAACTCAAAAGATGCTATTCACAATCACTTACGAGGAGAGTTTTTAGAGACAACAACTGAGACTGTTTGCAAGAAACAACATATTGTTTTAAAATCAACTACAACTCTTAATACAAAAGAGATGGGAATATATATAGATGAGTGCATAGTATTTGCTGAAGAATTTGTAGGAATAAGATTAAACTTACCTGATAACTGGAGAGGTTTGATAGTAGAATGAGACAACATGACTGAAGAAGAAGAACAATTCTGCAAAAGGCAATATGAAAAGCTACCTTATATGTATCTAGCTTTACTTGAGTATTGCTCTGAAGTTACTGGAGATTCTTGTGATGTAATAGATGATCACATAGAACAGACTGTCGTACTAAAACAGTTTGGAAATATGGAGAAGTTAAATGGCTAGACCAACTAAATATTCTAAAGAGATTGTAGATAAGGCTAGAGCTTACATTAATGACTATGAGATGTATGGTGATATGATCCCAAGCATTGAAGGGATGGCTGAAGTTTTAGGCTTACACAGAGACACTTTATACGATTGGGCAAGTCAAGAAAGCAAAGAGTTTTCCGACATATTAGGGCGATGTATGCAAGTTCAACAGAAGACATTGGTTAATAAAGGACTCAATAACACATTCAACTCAGCGATCACTAAGCTTGTTCTAGGTAAGCATGGATTCCACGATAAGATGGATCAAGACATTATTTCTAGTGATAAAAGTATGCAACCAAATGTCATTGAACTGGTTGCTAAAGTGAATGAAAAAGACTAGAGGATTACTTGACGCAATACTGAGTGGTGTAACAAGAGCTACACCTGAAGAGGAAGCTTCTCTGTTTAATTACCACGATGCTTATGGAGAGGTCATAGGTGATAAAGCTTATATCAATGAAGCAAGACTAAAGAAGGAAGGAAGCACAGGTGATTATGTAGGTGATATGATGTTTGGTGAAGCTCTACACAATCTAGATAAGACATCCCCATATTGGTATAACAGATTAAGAACAGCCGCACAGTTAGATGATGATGTTATGAAATGGAAGGATGAATCATATAAGCATGTTACTCAGGCAATGCCAATAGCAGGTGAATCACGACCTAAAGAACAATGGTGGGATGTAAGTAGATTCGACCAAGTAGTAGGTGGATATTTGTTAGGTGGTAAAGATGCAAATGTTCATACCATGAGAAACTGGAGTCAAGATGATATAGGATTCGGCACAACCTTTAGAAAAGAATTAGAAGAATTTAAGAAAGCTCTAGGTCAATGAAGAAGAAGACTAGAGCTTCAATCGAACTACCTCCGAAGCTCGTACCCGTTTTTGCCGGAACTGCCCGCACAAGATTTAGCTACGGGGGTAGAGGTAGTGGCAAGACAAGATCATTTGCATTAATGACAGCAGTTAAAGGTTATCAATGGGGCAACTCTATTCCACCAAGAAAAGGTCAGATACTATGTGCTAGAGAGTTTATGAACAGCCTGAGTGATTCCTCATTTGAAGAGATCAAGACAGCTATTCAATCAATCCCTTGGCTCGATGCATATTATGACTGTGGTGAGAAATATATTAAGTCTTATGATGGCAATATTTCCTATACATTCTCAGGTCTTAGACGATCACTTGACTCGATCAAGTCTAAAGCTCGTATCTTATTGTGTTGGGTAGATGAAGCTGAAGCATTAAGTGGTAGAGCTTATGATGTTTTGATCCCAACTGTTCGTGAAGTTGACTCAGAGATATGGGTAACATGGAATCCTGAGAGTAAATATTCAGCAACCAATGAAAGATTCCGAGACAAAATTCCTCACGATAGTAAAGGAGTTCAATTAAATTTTAGAGATAATCCATGGTTTCCTGATGTACTGGAGCAGACAAGATTAGAAGACAAAGAGCAACGACCTGACATGTATGAACATATTTGGGAGGGTTCTTATCTAGTCTATACAGAAGGAAGTTATTACGCATCCGAAATGAGAAGAGCTAGAGATGAAGATCGTATTGGTAAGGTAAGATATGATCGTGGTACAGGTGTTGTAGTAAGTTTTGATCTTGGTATTGGAGATTCAACAGCTCTATGGTTTGCACAGTTTGTTGGTACTGAAGTTCATCTAATAGACTACTATGAAGCATCAGGTGTAGGACTAGAACACTATGTCAAAGTCCTTCAAGATCGTGGTTATGTTTATGATCAGTATGTCTTTCCACATGACATCAGAGTTAGAGAGCTTGGATCAGGAAAGAGTAGACTTGAGACATTAGATCAGCTAGGTATTCATGCTGACAAAGTTGAGATTGCACCTCAGTTATTGATTGATGATGGCATACAACAAGTGAGAGCTATGCTAGACAAATGTTTCTTCGATGAAAAAAACTGTGAGAAGGGAATAGACTGTCTGTTAAACTATCAGAGAGATTGGGATGACAATGGCAAGACTTGGAGGATGCGACCAAACCACAACTGGGCATCACACGGGGCAGATGCATTCCGTTACCTCGCTATAGGTTATCAACCTTACAATCAGAATTGGGATAAACCTTTACGAAGGAATTTGAAAGGAGTTGTATGAACAGCTTGTTGGATGATGTACCACAAATGCCTAAAGGTGTAATGGATCAAATGCCTGAGAAAAAACCTGAGCTGTCTATAATGTCTAATCTTTGGGAAGGTCTTACTGGCGTTGTCAATCAACTAACTCAGCCTGTAAAACAAACTCCATACTATTGGTTATATGACAAAGCTTCTAATATTACTCAAAAGCAAGTAGGTGATACTGTCAGAGAAATGGGTGAAGGTATTTTCCATGATTTTCCACAAGGAACTATCGATCTTGGTGTTGATATTGTTAATGCTACAGGTGGTTTAGTAGGTTTAGAAGATGATGTTATAGATCGAGACAAAGCTCAGATCGTACCAAACTTATATAGCAATGAAGAACGAACACAGCTAAACATGAAGATGGTAGAGGATCATAGTGTAGCTAGGCTAATGGGGCAATTACTTTTCGGATATGCAGGGTTAAGAAGCATAGCAAAGAAAGGTTTAATGGGTGAAGCTGTTGCAGTTGCAGGAGCTGGAGCTACAGTTGATCCAACAGAACCGAACCTCTCAGCATTTATGAAAGATACTAAGTTCAATAATTCATTGTTCGAGTTTATGGCTTCAGGTGTAGATGAACAAGCAGGAGCTGGAGAGAGATTAGTCTCAAGAGCCAAGTTCATAGCAGAGGAATTAGGATTGGCATTCTTACCAATAGGACTGATTCAGGGTGTAAGAGAGCTGAAGAACAATCCTGCGATCAGAGACCAACTTCTTAATACACTTAATCCTGAAAGGCTCTCACTCTTAGACAACAATCTCTTAATACCTAAAACAAAGTTTAATGTTGTTCCTGATCAGAAAGGCTTACTACATTTAGTTGATGAAGGTGTTCAAGTTTCAACAGAAGCTTTACCATCTACAGGAATCTTACAAGGTAGATTAATTGCACGAATGAATCTAGAGAATCAAACACAATATCAAGTAGAGGTTAACGAGCTGTTAGCTGATACTGTAGAACAAATTACAGGAGTTAAGAAAATAAGCGACATCAATGCACCTTCCAATTTTGAAGGTCATATTGGTACATCACGTCAAACTGTATATGAAGTAGAGACAGAGATCATTGATGGTGTTATTGTTCCAACAGCTAAATCACAAGAACAGATCAAGAGAACATCAGCACTATACGGACACTTACAAGATCAAGATGCTGTTGCATCACACTACTTTGTGCCAACAAATGATTTTTCTAAAATTACATTAGGAAAAATTGATATAGGTAGACCTATAACTGATGCTGAAATGATAGCTATTAACAGAATTATGACAGATTTAGACATGGGATTAGCTCCAGTATCTACAACAAGAGGTGTTAACTTATTGAATGTAGAAGGTCTAGATACCGAAGCATTTATCACGCTATCAGGTAAAATAAAAGATGAATTAGGTGCTGAAACAGTCTTGTTTGGTAAGAATGGTTTGGCTGATGATGTTAGTTATATTGCAGGAGAACAAGGTGGATACAAAGCAGGACAAGAAGCATTCCAAGAAATTTCCCTCATGGGCAAGATTGATGACGCAGGAGGAAGCAACGGAAGCCAACAATGGTGGGGTAACGCTGACTTGGTTGAGGAAACGCTCCAAAAAGTCAGAGTCCACAGAGAAGAGTTCATAAGGAACAATCCTCAACAAGCAAAAACAATTCGTCAGATCGGTGAGGATGTTGATGCTCTAGCACAGGCTAATAAAACTGTCATCAGAATAGGTGACTATTCCAAGAAAGCTAATCAAACAATATATGAGCGAATGATTGGTGAAGCTCAAGCGATCCTTAAAGGTGGAGACAAAGAAGCTCGTGGTTGGTACACAACCAAATTCCAACAGGCACTTGATCAACTGTCGAAACGACATCCTGAATTGGCACAAGGAGCAGATCAATCAGCAAGAGATTTATATTCATCTCTAGTTGCGATCACTTCTGATGGAGCGAAGATCAAAGATAACCTGAGATTTGCTGATGATGTGTATCAGTCTTACAAACAAACAGGCAAAGTCAACTTACATATTCCTGCTCATACATCTAGTGCATCATTCAGGAATAATCTAAACCTACTTCAAGACATCATAGATGAAAAAGGATTACGAGGTACATTAGATTGGCTGAGTGAAACTCAAACATCCAATGCAATTAAAAAACAATACAAAATTAATACAGGTTATTTAAAAGATACTCAAGTACCAAACTCTACGATCTTTGGAGCAAAGCTTGGAATGTTTCACGCTAATCTTATGGGGCAACCTAACTGGTTAACTATGGATCGTTGGTGGTCAAGAACCTTTAATAGATACAGAGGTCAGATGACAATACAACCAACAGATACAGCAATGGCATCATATAGAAAGGCGGCTAGAATACCTGCTTCTGTATCTGATGCTGAAGTTATTAAAATGGCTCATGTACAAGCTAAGAAGTATGCAAAGAGTAATTACAAGAATAAAACCAACATAAATTTAAAAGCAAATAATGTATCAAAACAGATAAAAGGTTTAAGAAACGATCCTCAGAATGCAAGTGATCGTGCTTTTATGATGGAGGTTACTGAGAGAGTCGTTAAGGAGCTACAGAAGGAATTTCCTGATATGACTACAGCAGATTTACAAGCGATCCTGTGGTACGGAGAGAAGTACAGAATGAAAGAATTCGGTAGTAGATCAGCTCTTGATGTAGTAGACTACTTAGATGCGACAGGAGGTTTACTCAAAAAAGATGCACCTCCACTAAAAACAGGACTACTACAATGAGCCTACTAGAAGACATACATAAGAGTTTTAAGGGTTTGGTAGGATACGAAGAACCTAAACCACCTCAACTTTCAACAAACAAACTTGGCACATTATATGCACAACAACGTGGAGTGATGAGTCCACCTGATCCAATACCTCGTGAGTCTCCACATTATCAAGACATGTATACACCTAATGAGAACCTTGGAGATCAGGTTCATCAGACCTATGGAAGTCCAAAACTATGGAATGAGTTTGCTGATCAAACATTAAAAACCTTTAAAGAGTTTGGATTGAAGGTAGATCGAAAAAAACTATTTCCAACTAATGTTCATTTATCTTCATCTGAAGGCAGAGATATACCTTATGGTAAACATAAGACAAAAGCTGAAGCTGACTTTGACAGAGTTCCATACATACCTAGAGATTGGTATGAAAGGGAATGGTTAAACAAGGATGCAAATGCGAACATATCACCAATACAACATCCTATTGATTGGGAACTTAAGCGTAAAGGATTGTTAGAAGCTAGTGGTTTGATGCGACCTAGTATTGATTCGGTAAATCTAGGATACAATTCAGGTGATAACTCTTATTTGGGTGTTTCAAGACAAGGTGCTATAGACTCAAGAGGTATTCCTTCCGAAATAATTGAAGCTCAAGCACCTAATTTCGAGAGACAAATGTCTCAAGGTTATCCTCCTAGACAGAATGTTACTGGACATGAGTATGGGCATTACATAGATGTTTGGATGGGTAAGGGAGAATCATTAAGTAAGATAGCAATGTCTTTAAATACTGCCATACTACCCAACAATAGATCACCAACACCACAAGATTGGTATGAAGCTTGGATGAACGATGATAGAACCAAGCACTTAGATGTTGTGGATAAAATTAATACAGCAGATCATCCAAACGAGAAACTAAACAACCCAAGAGAAATTCTAGGTAAGCTCTATGTGACTGCTATGTTGAACCCAAACAAGACTGATGGCACACCATTCGGACAAAGGAATATGCAAGAAAACATTGCTAGAGCTTTAGGAACATTCTTTAACCCTGAACAGAGTCAAGATGAAGGTCATATACAAGGAATAAAGGATATGAGAAGGGATGTTATGACTTCTATAGCTAACTTATTGAATCAATAATGACGAACAAATTCAACAAAATAGAATATACTTACGGAAAACCAAGGGAGAGATAAGATGGCAGAAAGCAATTTTGGTATCATGGAATTACTACAAAAGCTCTTAAAAGAACGTGGTGGTGCGATCTCAGAGAAAGAGATGGGGATCATGTCAGGTCGCAAGAAAGGAGCTACAGATACAGGCAAGACAGGATCAGGTTACGAATCATGGCTTGAGAAAAACAGATTTGATCGAGATAAAACATCCAACTACACTCCTAACGAGATGCAACTACTTGATCCTCTAGCAAATACACCAGCATATAACAATGCTACTACAAATGCATTGACAAATATGAGAGGCTTACAACGAGGTGCAGGAGCTGTATCAAATAATGAACTACAGAATTTCAAAATAGCTTCACAATATGTAGAAGATGGTGCATTGTCGGGATGGTTAACAAATAAACTTCCTTCTTTACAAAGGATGGGTGCAGGTAATATTGATCTGAATGTACCTCCACAAGAACTTAGACACCAAATTGATGCAATAACTGCACGACCACGAGGTGCTATGTCAGAGAGAGAGTATGAGTTTTCGGAAGATGGTAAATCAGTAGGATACAACTTTACTGGTGATGGTCTTTCTGAACAAGCAATAGCACGAATGAGACAACAGCAAGGTATTCAACCTAATCTTGGTGGTGGAATGGATCGTGGTGCTGTATCCGATGTAGATACAATGTTTGCAAAGACTTTAGGTCAGTTACCTCCTAGAGAACAAGCAGAGATCATAAGTGCTACACAAGGAATGACTACAGATGAGCAAATAGATAATTTTAAGAGACAATATTTGCAAGGTAGAATATCACCTTATGAGTTAGAAATGCAAAGCAACCTAGGATTTTAATATGGCACTCACTACCTACACAGAGCTGAAAGCAAGTATCGCTGACTTCCTCAACAGAGATGATCTTACAACTGTTATCCCTGACTTCATAACATTGGCAGAGTCACAGATCAACAGAGATGTACGACATTGGAGGATGGAAGTACGTTCAAGTGGTCAACAAGATGCCGCTGATGAATATATACAGATACCTTCCGATTGGTTGGAAACGATAAGGTTACATATAACAACTGGTGGTACTTCAGTAGTCAATCTTATATCAAGAGATGCAATGGCAGACAAACGAGCAAGAGCTGAAGACATAAGTGGAACACCAATTTATTACACACATGCAGATGCACAGTTTCAACTGTATCCAACACCATCTGCTGAAACAGATTTTGAGTTACTCTACTATCAAAAGACAACAGCTTTGAGTGGTAGTAACGCAGATAACTGGCTTTTATTAGATTCGCCTGATGTATATCTCTATGGAGCTTTACTACATTCAGCACCTTATCTAGCAGAAGATCAGAGGGTAGCTATGTGGGCGCAGATGTATAGTGCCGCTGTAGCTAGATTAAATGAGGCTTCTGAACTAGCTCGTTATAGTGGTTCAGGGTTGAGACTTAAAATAAGAGGATTAGGATAATGTCATTTACTAACTTTTTAGAAACGGAAATACTAGATCATGTGTTCGCAGGTGCGGCTTATACAGCACCATCGACCAAGTATATAGGACTTTTCACAGCAGCACCGGGAGAGACAGGTGGTGGAACAGAGGTATCAGGGAGTGCTTATGCAAGACAATCTATGGCATTTTCAACAACAGGTTCTTGGGGTACGATAACTCATGTGGGTATATTCGATGCAGTATCATCAGGCAACTTAATGGTTTACGCAACATTGACAGCGAGTAAGGCAATTACAACTGGTGACGTGTTTCGAGTTCCATCGGGTGATTTAGATATTACTCTGAACTAGGCTAGTCTCACATGGCGAGATATAGTCAAGATTCGTATGGTCAAGATAGGTATGGTTCTACCTATGTGGCATTCTCGACAGCAGTTGTAGCAACTGTTGTAGCGAGTTGTGAAAGAGTTCGCACATCAGGTGCATTAGCTACTAGTGCGACTGTTGTAGTTACAGAGGGTTTCTCTACAGTTAGAGGTGCAGGAGCATTTACTTCGACTGTTACGACAACCTGTGTAGGTCAGCTAGTACGAGAAGTGGATGCGACACTAACTTCGACCAGTACCATAACAGGTGCATGTGAACGTGTACGATTGGGCAATGCTACAGATTCCTTTGGTATCTATGGCATCTCTACTATAGCAATTGCTGTAGAACGAGTTGTGCTTGTAAGTGCATCAATGACCTCGACTGCGACAATCACAGCGAAAGGTGGTTATGTGAAATTCGGAGCAGGTACGATGACTACGACAGCAACTGTAACGACATTGGGAAGACTCAAGTGGTCACCTATATCAGAGGGTTCAGAAGTATGGACAGAGATAGCGGCATAATATTATGGCATTAATACCACTACAATTACCACCGGGTGTCTATAGAAATGGCACAGATTTCGAGTCATCGAACAGATGGAGAGATGCTAATTTAGTTAGATGGAACGATGGTTCAATGCGACCTGTAGGTGGATGGGATACAAGAAAAGCATCTGCAACAGCATCAGTACCAAGAGGAATACATGCGTGGGTTGATAATGCTAATGCTTCAGCACTTGCGTTAGGAACACACAACAAGCTCATTTATTGTAATGCATCAGGCACACTTTCAGATATAACTCCATCAGGACTCACATCAGGAGATGTAGATGCAGCAGTAAATGTTGCATTTGGTGGTGGTTTTTGGGGATTAGGACTTTATGGTATCACTCGACCAAGTACAGGAATATATCAGGAAGCGACAACTTGGGCATTGGACAACTGGGGGCAATATCTTCTAGCATGTTCGTCTAAAGATGGAAAGATTTACGAGTGGCAACTGAATACATCAGTCCTACCAACAGCATTAACAAACGCACCAGTAGGTAATAATTCTATGCTTGTGACTGAAGAGAGATTCGTATTCGCCCTCGGAGCAGGTGGTAATCCTCGTAAAGTTCAATGGTGTGATAAGGAAGCAAACACAGTTTGGACACCAGCAGCAACAAACGAGGCAGGTGATTTTGAATTGCAGACTACTGGACAGATCATGTGTGGTGTCAGAATGAGAGGAACAACATTGATTCTGACAGATACAGATGCTCATATAGCTACTTATTCCGGCCCACCATTCGTGTATGGCTTCGAGAGAGTTGGAACAGCTTGTGGAGTTGTCTCAAGAAAATCTGTTGTAGCAATCGACCAAGGAGCATTTTGGTTAGGTGCTAATGGATTCTTCATGTTTGATGGTTCAGTCGCAACAGAATTAAAGTGCGATGTCCATGATTTCATTTTCAAGAACATCTCTAACAGTCAAATCAGCAAGGCATACGCTATCCACAACTCACAACATAGTGAGATATGGTGGTTCTATACCTCAGAAAATTCAACAGAGAATGACAGTTATGTCACCTACGACTATAAGGAAGGACATTGGTCAGTCGGTTTGTTGGATAGAACAGCAGGTGTTGACAGGGGAGTATTTGATTTTCCTATATGGGCAGATGCAGATGGCGATTTATTCAACCACGAATACGGATTTAATCATGGTTCTTTAACACCATTCGCTGAGTCAGGTTCGATAAGCCTTGGCAATGGTGACCAAATTATGAAAGTTACACAGCTTATACCTGATGAATTAACTCAGGGTGATGTGAAAGTAACGTTTAAAACAAGATTTCATCCAAACGATACCGAAAGGACTTATGGTTCTTATACATTGGCGAACCCTACTCCTGTCAGATTCTCAGGTAGACAGATAAGAATGAGAATTGAGAGTAACAAACTTGCAGATTGGAGAGCAGGTGTGATGCGAATAGAAGCTACAGCAGGTGGTAAACGATGAGTGGACAACTACCACCAGCACCATTAGGAGACAAGTGGAACATTTGGGGAGAGCGTATTAACAAATTTATTGTCAACACACGAAACAAATTAGAATTTAAAGACTCTGAATCAAAAGCTTCTGAAAATGGAATATTGATGTGGGATGCAGTCCAAGACTGTCCAGTAGTTTCAAAGAATGGTGCTTGGATAAAAATTAAATTAGACCCATGAGTATAGGAATACAATTATTAGAGTGTAAGAAGTGGATAGAGTCAGCACTTCAAAAAGGTGGTGATACACACGACTTCAAAGACATAGTAGATGGAGTGTTAAGTGGACACATGCAACTATGGTATGGTACAAACGGATGTGCAGTCACAGAGATTATAGTGTATCCTAACAAAAAAGTTCTACATGTGTTTCTTGCAGGAGGAGATCAAGGACAAGGAATTAAGCAAATTACAGACATGCACGATGATGCTGTTGATTGGGGAAAGGCTCAAGGATGCGATGGAATGACCATAGCAGGTCGGAAAGGATGGAAAAAAGTTCTAGAGTCTAGAGGCTGGAAACAGCAATTTACAACATTAGTAAAGGAGTTTTGACATGAGTGGTGGTGGTGGAAAAGGTGGAAGTGAGACAACTGAAACAACGATCCCTGATTGGATAAAACAACCTGCGATCAGGAACTTACAACGAGCAGAGGATGTACAACGAATTGAATACATGCCCTATTATGGTGCTGATGTTGCAGCGTTTACTCCTACACAAAATGCGGCTTTCGAGGCAAATATAAGAGCAGGTGAAGCATTTGGATTACTAGCTCCCGGACATGGCTTAACAGCTACAAGTGGTATGCCAACTCCAACAGATTACGATGGTTTCACAGGCTACAGCTCACAACCGATGTATGAATCAGCCTTGGCTGAACTCAAAGCGAAACAACCCGGAGCAGTTGCACAATATGATGCTCTATTCGGAGCTAATGTTCCAACCACATGGGGTGGAGGAGGAGGCTTTAGGGGTAGTGCAAGTGGTGGTAATGTTCCTACTACTGATCCTGTGAATCGTTGGGTAGATAAGGCAGCTCACATTATGGATACACAAGATAAAGAACGAGATCGGGGAACTAGTACAGAATCAGGTGTGAAACAAGCACAAGATGCTTATAAAGCTGCTGTAGCAAGTGGTACTAACTGGGATAAGCCTAGAGGGTACACACCTGCTGAATTAAAGACATATACAGACAATGCGAAGGCACATACTGACACTCAAGGTACAATAATGAAGTGGTCGCAAGAACCACCTACTATGGTTGCCGGCCCATTTGATTACTTGCAAAAAAAAAAGTAGATAAGATGATACCTGACAACACAATAGAAAAAGTTCACTTGGCTAATGATGTTGGACAAGACCTGAAGAAAGCTTGGTTACAGGGTGTAGTAGATTTTGGTACAAAACCTGCAACACCTGCATGGCAACCATCTACTGTAAAAGAAGTACAACCATTAACATTGAATAGAATGACTGTAAAAGACTTAGGTCAACCACCAAACTTGGATGTGAGAAAGAACGCTAATCCACACAGTACCGATTTCTATACAAAGGGTTCTGTATATCCACCAAAATGGTCATCAGGTGGTTGGTAATTTTAAATAGGAGATAGAAATGGCAGGACAAGCACTACCCGGAGGTCAAACAACACCTCCTAATATTAATAGCCTAGCCGCACAAGGCATTCAAGGTGCTGGTATGGGTTCAGCTCAAGGGATGGGTTATCAACCATTATCGGTTGGAGCATTAAATCAAACACAGTTAGCACCTTACATGAATCCTTACACGACAGAAGTTATTGATGCGAGTCAAGCTGATTTATTGAGAGGAGCAAACATGGGATTAGACCAGTTAGGCGCACAAGCACAACATGCTAAAGCCTTTGGTGGTTCAAGACATGGTATAGCTATGAGTGAAATGGGTAGAGGAGTAGGTGAGATTATGGGGCAACAAGCCGCAGGTCTACGTCAAGCTAATTTCGCACAAGCTCAAGAAGCTGCACGACAAGATCAATTAGCTAACCAATCAACAGACTTACAAGCTCAAGGACAGAGAATGGGAGCGGCAGGTCAATTAGCTGATGTCTCCAATCTTGGATTCAACATGGGGCAGACAGTTAATCAGAACCTACAAGCACAAGGTGCAATGCAACAAGCTCTGCAACAAGCAGTCATGGATGCGGCCGCACAGAAGTATGGACAGTACACAGGACATCCTGCACAGGGATTATCTTACTTAAATGCGGCTCTTGGAGTTACACCTCAAGGCGAAAATACACAAGTGTTATCTAAGCAACCCGGACTCTTTGATTATCTGACTCTTGGTGCTAGTGGTTATACTGGAGGAGTTAAATAATGGCAGGTTTAGCTAACATGCTTATAGGTGGTCTAATAGGATCACAAATGTTTGGTGGTAAAGACAAAGAACAACAACCTCAAATGATGGGTGGTGCAACTCATACAATGCCTGATGGTACTGTAATGCCCGGTGCAACGCATGGTGAAACGACACAACAACCAACACAAGTAGCAAGTAACACTACACAACAAGGTCAAGGAGGAGGCTTTGGAGGCATTATTAGTGGCTTCAGCAACTCTCTGTTCAAAGGCATGAGCCAAGAACAGGTCGCTAGACTAGGTCAAGGCTTTAACTCTATGACATTGCGTCCTGATCAGGGGATGCACGATGCTTTTCAAAACACAATAGACAATGTTTCAATAACAAAAGGGATCACTAATGCTGTAACTGCATTAAGAAAAATGGGTAGACCACATCTAGCAGATTTAGTTGAAGGTCGTTCATTATCGGTATCAGATGCAATGAAATACGCTCTTGATGATCAAGCCTCCCTAAAAGATAATACATCAATGTTGGCTATATTACGAAAAGACCCAGAGAATGCACAGGCATTGGATTTAGCTGACATATTAGAAGCTGATCCTTCAATGAATACTGAAATATGGAAAGCTTACTTGGACATCACAGGACTTACTGGTGAAGATGGTAAGGAATATGCATTAGGTCTAAGTGAAATAATGACACATCAAGGTACAACGGAAATTGATCCTGAAACTAAAAAGTCAAGAGAAGGTCAACACTATCAACTGCAAACAAATAAAGCTAATGGTGATGTTACAAAAGTATGGCTAGATTCATTTGGTGAAACTCTTAAACAAAAAGATGAAAGAGTAAGGAATGCTAAGTTAATAGCAATGGATGAAACAAAAGCAACAGAAATGGGGCATGCGGCACAAGATCAAGCACAAGACTTAATGACACAAGTACAATTGTTTGAACAAGCTTTACAATATGTCGATGATGGTGCATTGTCAGGTTGGGTAAATAATAAAATGTTTGCTATGAACGATAGAACATCATTGTTAAGAGGTATACAAAACAAACTAGGTATTCAGATCATAAATAGTGCCACATTCGGTGCATTGTCTGAACGTGAGATGAAAATGGCGATGGCAACCAACCTTGATCTAAACCTACCACCTGCTGAACTAAGATTAATGGTCTTAGAACAGATAAGAGTTAGAAGAAAACTAGCAATGGAATTTAATGATCGTGCGCTTATGTTGTTAACTGAAGGCGATGGTAAGTATAGTACATTTGCTGTCAATATGGCTAAACGTCAAAAACTGCACAATGCAGTTATATGGGAAAAGCTCAGACCTGAAGAAATTGAAGCATTAATGGCAATAGATATTGATCGTGATGCTTATATGGACAAAGACTACACATGGCGAAGAAATTGGTTTGATGCGAGGGATAAGTAGTGGGTATATCAGTAGAACAACAACAAATTATTGATGATTTTGCAGAGCAACGAGCCAATGCAGTTGATGGAGTAATTTCAACTGGTCAAGCTGACATATTATCAGAACTCGAAATCAGAGATGAACATGATCCTCTCATGGCAGAACAGTCTAGTCAATTAGGTAGATATGGATTACAAGGTTTAACTTTTGGATTTGCTGACGAAATAGAGGCGATGGCGAAGTCATTGATTTCAGGTGGAGATGTGGACTATGTAACAGCTCGTAATGAAATAAGACAAAAAATGGCTGAATACGCTGAAGAAAATGGTGGAAAGGCATTATTGGCAGAGATGGCAGGAGCAGTTGTACCAACGATTTTATCTCTCTTTGGCGGGCCGGGAGGATGGAGTGCCGCATTAGCAAACATGTCTCGAATGTCAAAGAGCATCTTTACAGCAGGTAGATCAAACAAGTCTCTATTGCAAGTTGCTAATAGATCAGGAGTGGCTACAGCAGTTTATGCAGGTGGTGCTTCTGAGAAAGAAGCGTTTGGTGAAGATGCTGATAAATTAGGATTAGCTACAGATATTGCTACTGGTTATGGCTTTGGAGCGACTATTGGTGGCACGATTGCAGGATTAGGAAAATTGGTTAGTCCTCTAGTAACAAAACTGATGGAAAGAGCTAAAACAGACAAGATAGACAAAGCTATACGAGCAGAATTAGATAGAATGGTTAATAAAACTGGTCTTACAGAAGATGAGATCATCCGAAAAGTTGCTGATGGTGAGTTAATAGCAGAAAATCAATCGTTGTTGTACTACATCAAGCAAGTTGTCGCTCAATCCGATACTGGCAAAGCTTCAAATATATTAAGAGAGACGATGGAAGGAGTTCCTGCTATCAAAAACAAAGCAGGTGAGACAATCGGTGAAAGAGTTGCAGGTAGACCTGAACAAACTCGTGAGAGACTACTTACGACAATGCAAGAATCGATTAGTAGAGGCACTTCTAAGAAAAATCTTCTTAAAGCATACAAACAAACTGATGCTGAATTTAGTGCTTTAGAAACTAAAGCCTACAACAAGATATTGAAGAAGAACAACAAAGAATTGGATGGTGAAATGACCGATGTTCTTTTACAATCTATAAGAAGATTTGAAGGTGGAGCTGAAACGATCAATAAAATGATCGCAGGAGATGAGCTTATCAAGAAGGCATTCTATACAATTGATGATAAGGGTTTGATCACTCTCACTAGGCAACCAACCATCGCTGACGCTGAACTCATATATAGAGCGATCAGAAACGAAAAAGATAGGTTATGGAGATCAAATCAGAAAGATTTGTCTATGGTTCTGAGTTCAAATATGCACAAACTCAAAACAGCTCTCAATAAATTTTCACCTACTCTCAAAAACACAAGAGCAAAAGCACACGATCTGAGAATGGCAAGAGACTTCTACAAACAAGGCAGAAAAGTAATGAGTATGTTGCCTGAAGAAGTTGACGAGCTTCTAGAAAATATAGCAAAACATCAGTCTTTTAGTAAGAAGGCTACAATTGATGCACAGTCTCAGATGCTACAAAGTCTAAGAGATGGATTATTGATCCAACTTAAAGGAAAGGATTCAATAGCCATATCGAGAAATCTTGCGAATGCTGATAAAAATCTAAGCAAAATAATATCAAAGGTATTCCCTGACGAATCTGTAGACGATATATTAAATCAAGCACGAATAGCTAATCAAGCACAAATTGCGACAGGAAAAATGCCAATTGGAGCAGGTTCACCAACACAACCATTGTTGGATGCAGGTCAAGCAGTTGGACAAGCACGACTTTTAACTGGTGGTGGAGGTGGTGTGGGTACAGGAAGCTCAAGTTCAGGTGCAGGGGATTTTGTGTTAGCTATAGCAAGACCTTTACTTCGATGGGCAACGAGCAGAGGAATACCTGAAAAAGAAGCAATAGGAATTGTAAAAATAGTTACTTCACAAAACCCTGCATTGGTTAAGAAGGCTTTAGTAGACGATAATGCTATGAATCAACTACAAAAATTAATGGATGCAATGATCACAAAAGG